CATTACCAAAATTTCCTATAATTAAATTTCCAAATGAATTGTATAATGGAATTGTAGTTCCAGAAACGGTTGCGCCTAGTTGCGTGTAAGAATTACCGTGAAAAAACTTAATCTCACCAGTAGTTTGATTTCTTGTAACTTTAAGTTTAATTATATCTCCTGAACTATAACCTACACTTGCTAAATTAACAGTTGACCTATACTCAATATATGTTGAACCGTCAAGAGTAACAAGTAAAGCAATTTGCCCTAAACCAATATAATGTACAAAATTAACATTTCCAGGCCCACCTTTAGAACATATAGTATAATTAGTATCAAAGTAAACTTGCGTTTCAGAAATTATTTCAAAATCACCAGTTAAATCATTAGCAGATACAGCAGGCGTATCGCATCTATTATTACCTGCATCTGATATTGCATTGTAATAATTTCTATTGTTAAATGTTAGTAATAATGGTTGTTTTATTGGGTCTGTTTTTATAGAATCAGCAATTGGATTCAAAGCATAAACTTTTTCGGCTGCTTGACCCAAAGTAACTCCTGTTCCTGCTCCTAGTTTATAACCAGTGTAATGAGGGTCTAAAAATACAGGAAAAGCATTATTAAATGCTCCAATTGTATTTACGTTACGAGCTGCTGCAAAAGTATTTATAGTAGCTGCTAAAGCTATAACACCAGCAGGCACAACTCCTCCATCTGCAATTACTCTATCGTAATGTGCTTGTGCCATTTTTAATCCTAATGCTCCAGAATTACTTATAAAACTAAAAGGAGCTATCATTATACTATAAAATTAAGAGTTGGAGCTGCACTAAAATATATTCCATCAAATATTAATGTTATTATATCCCAAGCGTTAGCTGTAGTTGTAAGAGTTGGTGCTGATGCATCTGCCCATTTTACATTTGACGGCCACGTTATTGTACGTGAACCTACATTATCTTGACGAATAATAAAAACATATACTCCAGCTGTTGCATTTACTAATGTAATTGTTCCATTTGCAGTAAGTGTAAAATCAAAAAGTACAGCATTAGACAAATCAATTTCTGCATTTGTAGATATAGACTTTGTTGAAGGAATTAACCCATTAGCGTATTGTCTAAATTTTAATAAAGAAGTTTCCGAAGGAACTCCTTTTCTTTCTATAATAATTCTATCTTCATTTTGAAGTGGAGAATTACCTAATGTATTTTTAGTTAATGTCATTATTAATTATAATTATGTTACAAAGATAAATATAAATTATTAAAATAAATAAAAAAAGAAAGCTCTTACGTTTCCGTAAGAGCTATTCTTATATTAAACAATTAAAACAGAAATCTATGCGCTAATATATGAGCTTAAAATTGTAGGAATTTTTGCATCAACTAAAGCATTAGTTGCAACAGTTCCAGAACCACCAGCGTTCACACAAAATATTTGAACAGTTTGAGTTTCAGATTTAAAATTACCATCATTAGCTGCATTTTGAGGAAAACTTCTAGTAATTATAGAATATCCATCATATACTGAACTAGCTGAAGCAAAATATTGAACAGGGTAAGGCAACCAACTTCTGTTCATATTACCTTGGTATCCTTGTACAGTAAACTCAACTTTTTGAGCTTGGTATCCGATACCATAACCAATAGAGAAAACTCCACTAGTAATTGCACCAGAAGCATTTACATAACTTTGAGCAGTAACACCATTGTGTACAACTACAGTTCCTAAAGCATTTCCAGATACACCAGTAGCAATAGAAGTGTTGGGAGTTAATTCTTTAAATGTACTACCATTAAACCAATTACCAAAAGCCATACATCTAACACCTGCTAAATCAGAAGAGTCAGGCACAGCATTTAATTTACCTAAAGCTACACTTGCAATACTAGTTCCAATAGCAACTGTATTATTTACATAAGGAGCGTCAAGAGTTACAACAGTTGCTGAAACCATAGCTGCTATTTTGTAAACAGGTAAAGTAGTAGTAGTTGCATGTCCAATACGAACGTAATCTCCAGCAGCAAGTACAGTAGTACCACCAGCAGTAGAACCAGATAAAGTAAGGGTTGTTGAACCATTAACTACAGTTCCAGTAATGTTAGCAGGAGCAGAAGTAACTAATTGAGCAGAAGCTTGATTAGTTAATACATGAGCAAACACAAACCTATCATAAGGATATAATGCAGTGTTTAAAGTTTTACCGTTAATTAACTTAGCCCAATCGTAAGCTACTTGAAAAGGAGTTGCTTGAGCAGAAGTTTGATAAAAAGTTGAAGCTAAGTTAAAAGGAACTGGAACAGTACCTTGAGTCGTGTTAGTTACAGTTAAATTGTAAGAACCAGACACACCAGCTTGAATAGTGTCAGAACCAGCACCAGTATAACCTATAACATCTACGTTAGGTACAGCAGCTACATAAGGAAGAGCTGTAGCAGCAGCTTTAACGATACCGTTAGGATATATGATTACGTTCTTAAAGTTTCCACCAGTCACACCACCTTGGGCAATCATGATAGGAAGTTGTTTTTGCGCTGCACTACAAGTAGTAGTAATCAACGTAAAAGCTCCAGTTTCAGCAATAGAGTAAACTCCTACCTCACCAGCAGCTAAAAGAGCAGGATTTGCAGCACTTGTATAAGCTGAAGCATTTCCGAATAAAACAGTTTTTAACATTGTTTTGTTTATTTATTTGTTATTAATTAAAAAAATTATTCGTTAGTCGCAACAATTTCTTGATGCGTTTTATATCTTTCACCAGCTTGCACTGCTTCAAGGAGGTAGTCAACCGTCATACTTACAATCTCTGAATGTGTTTGCTCTGGCAAATCACAATCTTGTGATAAAAAATAACTTACGGTTCTTGGGTTACGAAGATAAGATAAAATTACATCTGTTACAACAAATATATTTTTATCAATAAAAACATTATAATTAAAGTTAGATGTAAAAAACAATGGAAAGTCAAACGTTGTTTTGTTAAACGGGTCAGCTTGCATTGCAAATATATCATCTTCTTGTACTAATTTACCACTTGTTGATGAATTGTAAGTATTACTATAATAAGTAAGAGCAGCTTCGGTTGAATTTGTAAAATCAATATATGTTGTTCCATCTACTGCGTATTCCCAATCAGTTGTTGTTTTGTTAACTATGATTAATTTATCTTTATAGTAATTACCGTGGTAATATTCATAATAAAACTCATATTGAGAATAATTATATTGTTGTCTTAACTTTTGAAGTATTACTCTTATAATATAAGTTAAATCATCAGTTGCATTATATTCAGTAGCATTTGCTCCTAAAGAAAGTATATAACTATCTGTATTATTTTTAATTCTAAAGTTAGCCCAATTAGTTATACCAAGTGCATTAATATCTAACATGTCTAAGTTATTAGATACTGTACTTGTAGTTGAAACTAAAGGATTACATTCATCAGCAGCTACTCTAAATCTAGAGTTTACAGCAAACATATAATCACCAGGAAAATAAAAATTAACTTTTTCATTTATGTCTGGGTCATAGCTTGGAGGAAGAAAAGCTTTTGCCGTATAATTTGAAACAATAAGTGTTCTCAAATCATCAATTCTTTTCTGACTCATTTCAAAACCTTTTCCTTTTAAATTAGAAGCAGCTCCGTAACGTTGTTTAACAAATCTAAGAATATTAGTATTAAGTGCAAAGTCTACCTCTTGCTCGAGAATATTCTCGAACAGTGCTGAATTGATTTTATTCATTTCAGTACCAATAGCTATATGCATTTCTTTTATATTCATATTCTTTTTTATGTGAAACCGACTAAACTCGTCGGCTCAATTTTTTATTTTGATTTTTCTTTTATTACTTTTTCTTTTTGTTTAAAACCTACTCCCATACTATTAAGTTTTGCTAACATAATAACATAAGGTTCAGAATTATTAGGATTCTTCATATAAGCAATGGCAGCTTCTAAATTACCCAAAGGTTCAGAACCATACACATACTCGTTACCAACTTTTTGTAATATTTGACTTTCTACCATTGAAGCTATTTGAGCTTTAAATAATAAATCTGGGTCACTTACTACATCCATAAAGTATTGAGGGTCTTTTTCAAAGATTTCAGATACTTTCAATTCTTTTTCTTCTTTAGGTAAGTTAGTTAACATTGTAATAGAGCCTAATTCTTTAGGATATTTATTTGTTAATTCTCTAGCTACCCAATCAAGTTTTACTTCATCATTGATTAACTCTGCAAATTTAATCGTTGCATCAGTTTTAGACCTTAACTTCTTAGTTTTCTTTGTCAATTCTAAAGCTTGGTCTTCAATGTAGTATTCTTTGTATTGGTCCATATCACAAATAGTTTTTGATTCAGCTACTTTAGGATGACCTTTTACAAAAAGATACTTTAAATAATCCTCTAGATTTTCTGGTTCTCCAGATTCATCTAAAGTGATGTTGAATTCTTTTCCTTCATAAGGAATAGAAACCATAATATTGTTAAAGTATTTATTTACTTCACTTCTGAATTTAGGGTCAGAACTTTCCATTCCTAAAATTCCTGGCATCCATTTCTTACTTTGTTCAAAAGTAATTCCTGTACCTACAGCTCCAGATTTTAGTAAATAACTACCAATAATTGCTGACCTTTCTTGTGTCAGACTAACGTGTACACCATGACGACGTACTTCTTTTCTTTGAATCTTTATCGTTTTCATTTTCTTTTTTATTTAAATTTTCTTTTTTCTTAAAAAAAGAAGAAGGCTTTTACACCTCCTTCTTTTTTATATTTTAAAACTACAAACCTGCAACGCAAGTCATATCAATTGAAGTATTAAACCTTCTAAGTACTACTTGTCCAGCTTTCAAGAAGTGAACTGAGCTACCGTCTTTATCAGTAGAAATCACATCATTAGCAGAAAAACTAGTTCCAGAAGCAGCTTCGTTGATACCTTTAACCATACCACGTAACATAGCACGACCTTTTTTAGATACCATAACCAAGTTACTCATACCATCATAAGTAGAAGTATCTACAAATGTCATCCTGAATGATTCAAGAGGAAGGTTAGGGTAATTAGGATGTTTAGGAGAAGCTAAAGCTTGAGGTCCGTTATCAAACAAAGATGCAGTTTTGATAATAACTTTGTAACCATCAACATGTTGATAAGTATCAAAGAATCCACCTAAACTCAAGTTGTATCCAGAACCACCAACAAACTTGTTGTCAGTTAATTTGATATAACCTCTATTTGACAATTCAGCTTTCATTGCATTATCAAATGCCATACGTCCACCAACACCAGTAAACAAAGTAATAACTTTATTTTCAGCATCAGACATACCGTAAAAAGTATCACGGATTGTTTGGTCAATTTTATCAGCAGTCAAAGTACCATAAGTATCTTTGTTAGTGATTTGTTCAAACATACCAGAACCCCTTACGATAGGATTACCTTGTTCGTCACGCTCATTAATTACACCATAAGCATCACGATTAGATTTAGAATACCAGTAGTTAGTTTCACATTCAACACGGAAACTTAAATTGTGCTGATACTCTTCATAAGGCCAGTACATTTCTTTAGTACCTCCACCTTTAGTATCTAACTCAACTGTTTTAGCTTTACGGTGTTTGATGTTACCTTCGTAAGCATAACCTTTACGAATTGTACCAACATCACCCCTTACTTTAACAGGAGCAGTACTTGTAGACAAGCTACCAAATGAACCAAAACTAGCTACCGAGTTCCAACCACATGCATACAATGCACCAGATGCAAGTTCAGTTGCAGGTAAAGACTCAGATAAGTTTTTAGCTACTAGTTTAACTTTGTAAGCCCAGTTACCATTAGCGTTATCACGAGAAGTAATCCTCAATTGATAACCTAAAGGTGAAAGAATTGTGTAACCTACAGGAAAGATACCTTCGTTGAAATACAAAGTACCTTCAGTTCCACTTACACCAAAAGATGTAGAGTAAGAACCTGATGCAGGTAACTGTAAAGGAACTGCTTTTAACATACGACCTATTACGTCGTACTCGAACTCGTCACCGTCTACTTCTTGAATAGCTTGCATACCTTCAGAAAGATACATAAGTGGAAAACGTGAACTCTCTTGACCCATCATATGTGTGAGTACAGGAGCGATTTTGTCAGGCTGTGCGTTAATTAAACGAGCAAACGATGCGTCATTAGACTTCATTTGTTCGTTCCACACTTGGTCCATTAGAAATTGTGCCATTTTTTATTTATTTGTTTTTTAGAGTGTTTCTTTATTTAAGGTCAAATACTATTTCTTCAGATGCACTACCTCCGCTACCAACACCACTTTTAAGTTTTACATTATTACCAGAAAGTCTAGCTCTTAATGTTGATGCCTGTGCAGTTTTTACTGCTGTTGAAATATATTTATTTAAATCAAATTTATTGCGAACTGCTATAGCTAGTGCTATTCTATCTTCAACAGTCATATTATTCAAATCTTCTTGTAATTGTGGAAGACCTGATTTAGTAGGCTTCGACATATACTCAAGAGTTGCTTTTTGTTCTGTTACAGGTATATTAAAGTTATGAACTTTACCTGTTTTTATAGTACTATCTACAGTATTCCAATATTTATTAATTTTTTCTCTTTTAGCTAAATCTTCAGCTTTTGTTTGTTCTAATAATATTGCTCTTTCAGAATCTTGTTTAGCTGCTAATTTAGTTGAAGCTACTTTAGCTGATTTAGCTAATGTACCTGCAATTTCTAAATCTTCAATAGCTTCTGAAATTTCATTATCATCATATTCCATCTTTTTATAGAAGGTTCTCATAATTGCTTTTTGAGCATCTTCATTGTTTAAGTCAACTGATTTATAATCAATCTCAGGTTTAACAGATGAAAAGAACTTTTGAATTTGTTCTTCATTTGCGTCATCACCTAACATTTGAATATAATCAAAGAACTCTGAAGCTACAGGAGGCAATGCTTCTAACCATCCGTTTAATTTGCTATCTGCTAATTTATCAGCAGTTGCTTGCATAAAGGATACTAAACCATCTTCTGTTTCTTCATAAACATCATCTTCTCCTAATTCAAAACCCATCTTTTCAGCTAAAGATGAAATCAATGTTGATTCAGCTGGATTTTCTGTAGTTTCTGGAACTTCAGGTGCAACTTCTTCAATTACTGGTTCAACTTTTTCAACTTTTTTTCTGGTTTTCTTTTCTACTACTGGTTCAACAACCGTAGTCTCTTCAGGTTCTAACTCCATCTTTGGAGCAACACCTTTCGGATTTACATCTACCTTAGTTATATCAAAATCTAAGTCTAGGTCTAATCCTTCATTGTCAATTGTGTCTGTCATTTTCTAATACAAAGTTAATATGTTATTTTTTACTTTTTACTGTCATCGTCTTGTCGGTATTGTTATTCCAACAATAGTTATATATATAACACTATGTTATGTGTCTAATTTAGTGGACACATCTCTTAATAATTCACAAGTAGCTTTATTTTGAGTAGTATTGTACATTATTATTTTATTTTTTATTTTTAAATTAGAAAAATCTTCTTGAATTTTATTAGTTTTTAAGCACTCTTCGATTAAAATTTTATTTTTTATTACTTCAAACATATAATTTTTATCAACTATAATTATACCATTTCGTAATTTACGTTGTTTATTCTTTTGTTTTATAGCAATAGATTCTTTAATATAATCTCCACTTCCACCATTTGTTAAATTTAATAATTCAAATCCCAACTCATTATATTTAGCTATATAAAATTTTTCTAATTTGTCTAATTTTTTAACATCACATTTACAAACTTCTTCTATAATTGGATTAAGCCTTCTATCAAACAATCCTTTAATCCATGTACACACTAATCTTCTACTTTTGCTCAAAGCATCATAAGAGTGGCCTTTCAATCTTGTTTCCAAAGAAGTTGTTGTTTGTCCTACATATCTTATCTTTTTAGATATTGGATTTTTCAACACATATATACTACCTAAAGCCACAATTTTTATTTACTTTTAGGCTTTGGTTTCATACTTGCAATTTTTTCTTTACTCTTCATTTCTTCACGTTTAATTTTCATTTCTTCCATTTTCATATTACGTTCGTGTTGTTGTCTTGAAAGGTCATTTTGAATATTACTATCAATTTCTTTATTTTTAAGACCAAGTTCTTTTTCTTTAAGACCAGCTTCAATCATGGCTTCAGCTATTGCAGTGTTGTCATCACCTTCATCCATACCTAAAGCAGTAAGTTCAGCTTTACGCATTTCCCACTCACCTTTTCTATCAATAGCTTCTAAGTTATATTGATGTTGTCTGTCAACAACTTCATTTTGTTTTTCTACAATTGCCATTTGACCTTCTTGTTCTTGTTGAGCAACTACTTGTTGATATTCTTGCAACTTACGTTCAGCAGCTTTTAACTTAACTTTAGCTTCAGATATAGTTTCTGAATCTAAAACTTCAGCAATAGCAGAAGCTTGAATACCATTTTGCATCATAGGTTGAGCAAGTTGTTTAATTGTATTAGCTCTTTCTTGTTCTTTACTAGAATCAGATATACCTATACCATATTCAGTTTCACAATGAGATGTTCCATCTAATTCCATATAAATAGGGCCAGTAGAATCAGGCATAACAAAACTAGATTTTTTTCCATTAATCCAAGCTAACTTAGAATAATCAAGAATTCCTTGTAAATCACGTTTTCTAAATTGGTCAAACAAAGTAAAGTAAGTTTCAGTAATTAAACTACTTTGCAATACTGCTCTTTCCACACCTCCAACTGTTTCAGAAGAATTAATTTGTCCTTCACGTTGACGACTTATTCCACAAACTTCTTCCCATTCACGTTTAATAAATGCTAAAAGTTCAGTGTACATATTAATAGTTTGACTAGCTAATTGAAGACGTGTTTGGTGAGTAGCATTCATTTTGACAGAATCTTTGCTATAATCTACAAACAACATACTTACTCTATCAGACATTTCTAACCATTTATCCATTGACCAACCAATAGGTTTCCAGTTAATATCAATTAAAGCCATATCATCTTTCATCTTAGCCATAGCTAATTTAAGACGATGAAAAGTAGCATTATATAATTTTTGATAAGGAATACCTAAAGATACTAATGATATATTAGTTGAGTTAACGTTAGAAAGGATACGTCCATTATAAGGCAGTTTACATTTAGAAAGATTATCTAGATTTCCTCTTTGATTTACAACAGGTCTAATTTTTTTAAACATTTGAGTTCCAATACGATAACCTTCCCAAACTTCATTTACCCAATACCAAGTAAGAGTTTCATTAGGTCCAGCAGTGTAAACTTCATCAACTTCTAAAGATTGAGGTTGACCATATTCATCTATAAAATCTACAATTCCTATCTTTTTACGACTCTTCCAACATACGTGCATTACTTCAATAAGTCTCGACCATTGTTTAAAACCAGTACTTCTATCCCAATAAACTGCTGAATTAGAAGTAATTGCTGGTCCTTGTATAGCAAGAGTATCAATCATTTTAATTTCTTCTTTAGTTAAATCATCATAGAAAATATCTACAATAGAAGAAGGATGCATATATTTACGTCTAACTACCCAGTCACCATCTTCAACAAATTGTAAATCAGGGTCTTTATCAAAGTCAATATCTAATGGGTTTACTACTTCATATATAGTTTCGTTGTTTACTATATCAGTGTGAGAGTAAACCTCACCTGCCACTAACCAATGAAAAAATTCTAAATCAAATTTTTCATCTAAATGTTGATGAACCTTAATATAATTAATAGCGTTCTGTCCATTGATAGCTCTTTTATCTAAATAACTAGCTTCAAATTGTTCTTTAATTCTTTCTGGAGTTTCTGGTTTTTCAGCTGGAACTCCAGTAGGAACTCCTTGTTGGTTAAGAGTAGCTACAAAAAGTTCTTCAATTGATGAATTAATAGCTGCATTTAAAGCTTCTGTTCTGTTAGTAATTACATCATCATTAACAACGTACACCATATCTCTTTTAGGTCTTTTGTTATATTCTGACCTAAGTAAATCTACTTTAGTTTTAATAATAGGATAGTTTTCTACGTCAGCCCATTCACCTTCAATAGGTTTACCAAAAGGTTCGGTAATTAGTTTATAGTCATCAATATTAATGTTACCATTATAATAATCATATAATTTTTTAAGCCATAACTTCCAAGTATTAGTTGTAAATGTTGACCTACCTATAATGGCGTTAATAGTTAATTTTCCCCATTTAGCTTCATCACGCATCTTCTCATTATAAGTGAGGTTTTGATTGGGCATATCAAACATTACTCCTACTGTACTACTATTTTCCATTATTACATATTAGTTTACAAATTTACAAATTCATTTCAGTATTACCAAATCTAGAGTCAAATCTTCTAAAAAACTCGTCATCATAAGGTGAAGTTTTAATTTGAGTTACTGGTGGTTTAAGATACAGTTCTTTTTTATAAAGCATTGCAACAAGCATTGCTGAATGTCTATCAAAGTTGCCTTCATAATCAAATTTTAATATTTCTTCAAGAAGAGGAATACTATATATTTTGTGTAAGTTTAATTCAGTTACTCCATTAACATCAACATCTCTAGGTGCAAGTAGCCAATCTCTAAGATAACTTACAGCAGTCTTTTTTACTTCTAAGTTACTCATACTTACCCCATAACGTCTTCCAAGTTGCTTACGTGGAGCGTCACTACTATCATAAACAGTTAATTCAAATTCAAGTCTATGCAGCTTTTTATTAATCCTGGCATAAGATTCTATATCACCATCTCTATCGTTTTCATATACAATTTTAGCATTGTAATATTCAGCCATATCAAAAAGACATTTGTTAAAATCATCATGTCTATCTGGTCTAGCTACATATTCACAAACAATAATGTCATAAGGTTTAGAAAAATTATTAATTCTTTTAAACACATATGCTGTACCAAGTGAATCTCTTTTACTTAATTTTTTATCTTTTCCTTTATCAATAGCATAAGGGTCAACTGCTATATAATACAATTCAGGAGGCACTACACCATTAGATATATAAGGAGGTTGATATTGAATTACACAACCTACACCATCTACATCAGGTTTATAAGGAAAATTAAGAATAGGTTTTAAATCATCTTTAGGTTCAAACTTAACTTTTCCGTCAGTATGAGTATAAAAAATACCTGTAGTTCCTAAATGTTGTAGTTCTTTCCTTGAACGAATTTCATTTATTTGTTGATTTAATTCAGCTTTAGGATAAATGTTAGTTCCTATTTTAATAAACCCTTCTTGAGGAGTACGTGGAAATTCCGCTAGATACGCATCAAGAGCATTTCTATCTTTAGAGCTGCGTTTAAGTCTTTCAACTTCTTGCTCAATAGAAGCTTTAGCAGGTTCTACTTCAGATATACCGTTAGTTATAAATCCACCTTTAGAATAATAATCGGGCAAAAAATATCCAATAGTTGTATTAGATTTTCCTTCATCATAAATATTTTGGTAACTTCTAAACCCATAAGTTTCAGGGTCATAGAACATTTTTTCAAAGTCAACTTGACCTCCAGCAAAGTCTCCTCCAGTTCCAAAAACAAACATTTGTCCAGAAACGTTTGTACCTTCTTGAACAAGAGCTTTAGTTGCATTATATGTAGCTAACAGATTTCCAAATGTTCCTGCTTCTTCAAACAAAACTATATTTGCATCTTTTCCCCTAAGAACACCTGCATTAGTTTTTGTAGTAAAAGCTAATATTTTACTTCTATATCCTTGTTTAATACCATCTTGTTCAAAACCACTTTCGATTTCTTCTTTAGGTTTATTAACTAATCTGTTTTTACCAAAATCAGTATATTGTTGTAAAAAACCTAAATAATTTACTGCCATACCCATAGTTTCTTCAGAATATGTAGAAAGTTCAGCTACAATTAATGAAGTAGAATTTCTAGTAAAACTATACATGTATGCGCACTTAGCAGCATTTTTATAAGAATATCCTCTACGTCTAGGCTTAAGAATAATCATATGTTCACCAGCTTCTCTAGCTAATTCACATTCAGTAAAGTAATACCAATCACTATCCCAAAAAGAAGGAAACGTAACTTGCTTTTCTACTTTCTTTTTAGTTACTCTTTCTCCAGTTAAGTTAACTGCTGTTAATTTAATTTGACAAAAGTTTAAATAGAAATAATGTTCTCCTGTTATTTTAATTCCTCCTACAGAATAACCATTTTTACAATAATGTTCTTGTAAATCCCAATATTCATTCCAACTAATGCTTCCTTTAGGAGCATCAATATAGCAATCATTTCCTCTTAAACTGTTAAGTTTAAATCGGTTAGCTTCAGGAGAAAACTCTTCTGTATTTATATGACTAAAATCTATATTAAACATTATCTTTCTCTATCAGTTACGTATATGTTTCCTTTAATCTTAGTAGCAGCAGTCTTACTTTCTTCTTGTAATTTTTTTTGTAAACGTTCTAATACTTCTATATGATTTGGAATTTCTTTACTTACTTTCAAGAGAGCAGTCAAATCGTTCAACATTAGCTCTGTTCCCGATACGATTTGACCTCTCTTATTATTTATACCACTTTTATGTTTACCATCTTTTAAATCTTGCTTTAATTGTTTGGTAATTTCTATGATAATATCATTACACTCATGGAGTGAATTAAGCATACTATCAACTGCATGAAGTGATGGAGTTTTAGATAACTCTCTGTATTTATTAATGCAAGCTTGAACTTCTTCATCAGGTTCCCACTCTACAATTCCTTCAAAAAGGTCTGCTTTAAGTTTAATTTTTCGTTCTTCTTCAGAATAGTTGTAGTATTTAGAATTAGGGTCAGCCATATGAAAGACATAAGCTAATTCTTTTTTAGCTACAACTTTCTTACGACCATCTGTATCACCTCTACCAATTTTGCTTCGTTTAATTAAAGTTTTAAACGTTTCTATTTCAAGTAGTTCTGTAGGAATCTCTAAATCTAAATCATCATTCAATTTAAGTATTTTCATTTTTAGTTATCATTATCTGATGTAGAATTCCACCAAAAGAATCTACAAATCTTTCATTTTCATATAGTTCCATTTCACCCATATTCATCAATATGCAGTGAACTAATTCATGGTAAAAAGTATGTTCTACCGCATCAATTTTGTAATTTAACCATCTACCTTTTGACGATTTGTATTTTGTCGCTAGGTAAATGGTATTAATTTTATCGTCAAACATTCCATGACAGTTGTTTTCATGACAGATATTATTGTCAATCACTACTTTATAAGTATGTCCTAGTACATTAAACGATTTTGGTATCATTGTAATAAATTTATTATTTGATTAAGTGTTCCTTTAACAATAATAGTTCTATCATCATAAAATCTAAGAACTACTTGTTCATCAATTTCACTGTATATCATTGATAATTCATCTTCTAATACTTTAATATTAAAAGCTCTTTCTTGCCAAGATAGTTCTTTTTCTTCTTTAGGCTCAGGTAAATTTAAAGCTGCATAATCTATAACAGGTTCATTTGCATCTATAGCATAAGTTAATACTTCTAGTTTTATAAATTTCATTTTAAAGCCTCCTCTAAATTCCAATAAGGTGTAAAGTTATGAGTATGAGGGTCTAATTTAATAACTGGAAATGCTGAAGAAGTATGAAGAGAAAAGAAACGTTTAGCGTAACCACTATTTGTTTGAGCAGTACCACTATTTACAACACATCTATTTTTATCTCCATCTACATATTTAATAATTCCAGGATTATGAGAGTCTCCAGCCATTGCTATTTCTCTATCATTAGCCATTCTTCTCATATATCTCATTCCTCCATGACAAGGATTTTCAATAGAATATCCTCTAAAAAAGTGAGATACAGCTATTTTGTAAGTTTGAGTTCCTACTCCTAAATCTAAATGTCCAATTCCATTAAAATAAATATGATGTCTTTCAAAGATTTCTGCATATTTAGAATAACCTGTAACATTTTCTTCTCTCATTACAGCATGATTATCCCACGTAGAGCAAATAACTTTGTGTGAAATTTCTTTTAACCAACTGTCAAGTAGCATCATTTGGTATTTTGGAGGAAGAGCATTATCAGCTACTTCAAGAACTCCTCTTAACTTAATTGACATTTGTAATAAATCTCCTAAGAGGATTACATATAAATTTGGAGTGTTTAAAATTTCATCTGTAATAGACTTAAGTACTTCATAATCAGTTCCCCAGCTACCAAAGTGAGCATCACCAAGAGCAAGTACATAAATAGGTTCATCAGTATCAATATGAAATTTAGCTTTATCTTGACTACTTTTAGCAGTACTAAAAAGTTTTTGTCCTTGTTGAACATGCTGAACAGCATCTCTCCAATTAAATGTTCCAACTTTCTTATCAGAAAAAGTTTCAGGCATAGCTACCTCTTCAGGTGTAGGCTCTAAACTATTAATGATAAGAGACACATGTCTTCTCGCAGTACGATGTGACATTGTAGGATAAGCATCAATTAACTTTTCAGCTAATTCTGAATAGCTGTCTTTGACGTTTAAGGTGTGCATTTTTTGCACAAAAGAAATCATTTCTTTAGTTATCATCTAATTCTACTTTAATTGGTTTCTCATTTGGTCTCGTCAATACATCTAATTGTTGGAAATACCTCATTAAGATATTCTCAGCATTTGATTGTATTGTACTTGTCGTTGGTGTTGTAGGTAAAATTGCAATAACTTGCAATGTGTCCACACAAATCTTAATTAATTCTAACTCTTTCTCAATCTTGGGAAGAGCTTTTAACCATGTTCTTTCTTGCATTTTCTTTTTCTTTTTTAACTTTTGTCATTTTTTTAGCTTTAAACATATTATATTCAAATGTTCCTAAGCCTTTTATTTTAATACTTCTTCTATCTTCTTCAGGTAAAACTGAATCTTCTGACATTACTTTAGCTGCATGTTTAAATTGAGAATAGAATATATCGTTTATTTGAGTTTGAGTCAGTTTATGTTTCAAAGCTAACTCTTTTATTTTAGATTTTAAGAAATTATTCATCTATCCTTCTATAGTATACGCTATTTTTACACTTCCTAATGAACCAGATGTTGTTTTTTCTATATAAAAAGTAATAGAACCTGAAGTTATACCTAAAGATTTAATTAAAATATCTTCAGAAACACTACTTCCTCCTGCTTGAGTTCTAAACAAGGTTGCTGTTACTTTATGAGAAGTAGATGATGTTACTAAACTACTATTAATAGTAAAATTCTCAGTTGCTGCTCCAGTGAGAGAAACAGTTAAAACTCCAGTTCTTTCATAACTAATGTTATCATTGTCTACGTGAGCAGTGTTAATCCAACTTAAAGCATATGATACAAATTTTGCAGCACCTGTACCTTCTGGGGCATCTCCTGCTGAAGTAGTAGTAACTACTCTAAATATACCTGATACTGTAGAGCTATTGTAAATTACTAAATGCCCTACAGCATACGTAGCACTTGAGTTCCATACTGAAATACCTACAAGTAGTGGGATGTCTGCACCTAATGCATAATTATTTTCTTGAGGAAGAGAAGCATTTACTGTTGGAAATTGGTCATCAGCAGATAACTGCTTATAATCCATTTCTGATATTTTTTTATTTGACATTTTTTATTCTAATAATATTAAACCATTATTTATTTCTTGTATTATATAATTTCCATCTTCTAATATAATATATCCTTCTGCTAAAATAACTGTTATATTTAAAGTTACTGTAAACAAAATACCTGAAGTTAAACCTCTAAATATTAAATTATCAGTATAATTACCTACAATTGGAGCAGTTCCTCCTATAGTTAAATATTGAGGAAGTCCTACAGTTGTTGTAAGAACTATATCAGGAATAATAGTAGGATTAACCAATTCACTTTCTTCTCCTAATATTTCTAATATATTAGTTGGAGGAATTGCTTCATATTCATAATAAGTTAAATTAATAACTCTAGGTATTCCTACAGGAGGTTGAGTAGAAGGACTAGGATTAATATTAACTGAGGGTCTACATTTCCATTTATATAAATGCCTTTTCACCTTAACCTTATACTCTGATATTGTATAAATTCTACCATAAAATACTACCTCTCCACATCCATTAGTTATATGTAACACTAAGTAAAAATCGTTTCTTCTTACCCTAATCGTAAATTGTTCAAGCTTATATACATTATAAGGAGCTACGTCTTTGTCGTAAGTCCAACCTTCATAATTTAATGCATAATCAACAGTAAACAATTCATTCATAGCCACAAAGATAATTAATTTTTAGGATTTAAGTACTTTTTAGTTGTCCTTTTAGTAATTTTTTGTCTAAACTTATACTCTTCAAAAGTCTCAAAAGTAAATCTTTCTGGACTTATGCTACTAAAAAGCAAGAAGTTAGGTTTGACTTCAATAGCCAAACCCACTTCTACAGCTTCAAGTCTATATTGCTGATTCGTCTTCAATTCTGTAGGCATATTTGTACCAAATAAAAGATTCAAAAAGAATTGTACAAGGAACTCCTTCTAAAAAGTCAACTTGTGGTGGCATTCCTCCAGGAAAATCTGAAAGTTTAAGAGCAACTACGTCTCCTCTTTTAAATTTAGAATTTGGATAGCTAGTAATTACTGCACACCTAAACTCTCCTAATACTCCAGGAAGTATAATACCTCCAATAATCTTTTCTTTTTGTGGAAGTGGTTGAAGAACTATACGTCCTTCTTGAACTTCTCCTTCTAATTTTGCTAACTTGTCTATTTTAGTAATATCAAGTTCATTCGTTTCTGCTAATAATCCTTCTGAATTAACAGCTAATCTTCCTTTTGGTTCTTTCATTGTTATTTATTTTAATTCTAAATTTATTTCGTTTATTCCTATAACTATATTATATTCAATACCTTGCATCATTAATTGACAAGCCAGTTTTATTATTTCTTCCATTTGTTTTTCATTATTTGAGAGTATTCAGTATTACTTTTAGGCTTTTTTAAATCAGTATAATATTTATTAACTGCCTTATAATCTAATCCTTGGTCATATTTAACTTGGATTTCTGCACACCATTCATCTATTGATAGATTATCTGGTTTAATGCTAATATTAAAGTTGTTCATATTTCTCTATTATCTTTTAATGCATCACATTTAAGTCTTTCTCCTTTAAAGAAGAATTTAGGATTTATCCAATACCAACCTGTATAAGATGTAGCTGCTATAAATCCAATATCTACTAAATTCTTTTTACTATTCCATACTGTAGTTCTGGAAGATACACCATATATCTTCATAAATTCTTGAGAATCAATATAACAATGTAATTTATCTTCTCTTAAACAATACAACAATAAATAATCTAGTAACATCCTTCCTTCTTTAGATAACTTACTGTAATACGGTCTCAAATCTACACCATTATTTTCATAATACAAGTTAATTCTTCTATCTTTTTCAACAATAAATGTTTTTTTAACTTGGTCCACTATACCTACAGAATTTATTACTCCATCTGCAACCTTAATGTTAGTAGGGTCTATTCTAGCTTCTACCTTATATAATGCTACAGTAGGTATAACTAGGTTTTCCAAGAAAGGTGAGATTGCAGATTTTAATCCATCAGGTGTGTGTTTACTCATTTACTAGCGTAATTAAAATTCATAGGATTGTTTAATATTCTAGGTTCTCCTTTAAGGTCGAATTGAATATTAATCCCTAAATTATTTACCAATATTTTCATAAGTTCATCAAGTTGTTTTTCTTTAAAAAGATATTTTTTATGTAATTCATCATAAACATTTTCATACTTTTTTAAAAATTCGTGTAATTCTTTAACTTTTCTGTCTATTCCTTTAGACATATTTTCATACTTTTCCAAACTAATTGTTACTGATTCCATATCTTTCTTTTGAAAGTTTTTATATCTACTTTTATTTTCTTCTTTTTCTTACAAGTGTTGGAATACAAAGACTATTAAATTCTTCTTCTGAATATATAGTTGTAAATTTCTGTTTTACTCCATCTACTCCTTCTACATATAAATAATTAGTAGCAAAATAATAAGGAGATTCTTTACATTTAATATATTCTTGCTCATAATCTATTTCTTTAACATTCTTTAATATTTCTCTTATATCCATATCCATTTATATTATGGTTCAAATATATGAACATAAATACGATTATTAGCATATTTGTGAATAAATATTAATAACTTTTCTAACAACTAATTATTTAGGAAAAACATTATTTTGAACCATGTTCATTTTGGTCAGTTGTATATTGTTGATAATCAGAGACATCACTACTCAAATTATAGTATATATTAATACTATATTTTACTACATCATGTCATTGACTATCAATGTGTTATGTCAGAGTGAAATGAACATGGATTATAAGTTGTTGATTATCAATACCTATCCATCACTTATAAGTCTATGAACTTATAAAAGGTGATTATAAGGTGTGTGACTTATAAAAAATAATTTTTTTAATTTTTTAAAAAATTGGAAATCGGTGTGAGCGTGATGCAGGTAACAACTTACTCCCCTGTCAGTCTTGCGGAAGTATTATACCCCGTATCGAATTAAACCCTTAAATAAAACAAGTATGAACAAAGAATTAATCGAGGCAGTTGCTGCTATCGTACCAAGCAAAGGAAGTAATGCAGGTAAACAAATGTATTTAATCAATGGCAAACATTGGTCAAAACAAGAACCAAGTGCTAACGACACTCACATCTGCTTAGAAGACGTAATCGTTGATGATAAACCATATACTAATGTAGTTGGTTTCAGCAATGACAACAGAATGGCTGTTAATGATAAGATTAGCTTATTGAAAGCAAATCCAGACATTGCAATGGCTATTGCTACGTTATTACGTTAGAAAAAAAGGGCTGGGGATGAATAATCCTCAAGCCTTTTTACTTCAATTTACCCTTGTCATTAATATTTAAATGATAATCAACAAGTTATATAGCATAACTTAAAGTAAAATAGTGTGTTGCGTACGCTAAGTGCTTGATAGAGAGACAGCCCAAAACGTTTTTAAGCTGTTTCTCCAAGCACCAACATTTCACAAACTTATATCTATAACACTTATAGTTTACTAACAATCAATAAACTATAACAAATAAACTCTTTTATGTTCCTTTCATAGAGTACAAACAATAATAAATACAAGTGGTGCATGGTAGCTCAAACCAGTCTATAAATAACATATTTCAATCCTATGCTGTTAAAACAGAACATTCAGAGAATGTTTAAATTTAGTTAGGGGATATGTTATTTATAGCAACATTTAATATTCAAACTCAAAACAAATTTAACAAGCAACTGGCAAGTTGTAATAATATGCAAAACAAAATGGACAAATTAAAAGAACACATAATCTATACTATAAACAGAGATGGTAAAGATATTGATGAATTAGTAAGTATTTTAAAATGGGCTTTAATAAAAGCTGAAAATTTACAAGATTTACAAAACAAATGTGAACTTAATGCTTTAGAAAATCAATCAAATGAGCAGTAAAGAAATAGTTTACTGGAAACAACGTAATGGTGAATTAATATCTATAGATGATATGGATATTAATCACCTACGTAATGTACTTAAAATGATTGTGAAGAATAGTAACAAACATAAAATTGAATGGTTTAATAATTTACATTATGGTAATAAAATAAGTTATGTGTCTGATATACTAGGTAAATCTGATTATGTTGCTTTAAACCATGAGATAGTAATAATATATAATACTGTTCATAAAAAAGTACAAAAAGCTGAAATTGCTAATAATGGTTTAGGTAAAAACTTTTATGATGATGAATCAAGAAGTAATCAATGGTAAAACCCAATGCATTAACTGTAAGGTTAGCAATTGTAATACCAATACATAACATATCATGTTATGCTGTAAAATATGGTAAAGTCTTTTCATCAACGACCTATAGTATTACAACTAAATGCAGAGGGATTTTAAAAGTGTCTTATAAAGTCAAATAATGGCTATACTGTAAAAATGCAGGTTTAATTCCTGCTAAGACACCAACAAAAGTTTAAAATAAAATTCAATAATAACCAATTAAACAATTTAAACATCAACAATAATAATAAAAATCATGTACGCAAATTCACATCCAATTTACACTGGTTCTAGCCAAACAGTTAGACCAATTAGACAAGCAACTAGTGTTGATAAACCTAGAAATCCGTCTAAACCAATTAATGAAGCACCTTTCATCCTTAAAGCTTATTAATTATGAAAGTTATTATCTACATCTTATCATACATTGCATTAACTGTATTGTATTTCTTAATCCTATCAGGTATAGGATTATTATGGTTGCCATATAAAGAAGTTATATCAAATCCAGGTTGGTTTGTAATATACATAATGTTCTTTCATTGGTGGATGGTTATCCCCTCACTTTTTGAATATTACGAAATTAATGTTAAACCTGTTTTTAGAGATTAATTTATGGTAATAATTCAAATAATCCTTGCAATACTCTTATACCTTTCAATAGGTATAGGAGTATTTATATCTTTAGATTCAATAACTTCTAAAAATACAACTTATACAACTACTAGCAATAAAATAGTATACATAATAATATTCTTATGGCCTGTTGTAATTGTTGTGTTAATTATCGCACATATAGTGTTATGGTTATTAAGAATAAATAGATAATATTCCAATGTGTATAGTTGTAGTAACATAAAAATCTTAAATTTGCCTAGTAATAGGTGATTGTATAGTTTTTACTACAACTTACACAAAGGATATAATGCACCACAACTCAAGTAGATATAAAGACTTCTTAAATAGCAGAGATTACTCGTTGAGTTGCCATTCTGTGATAAGATGTGAAACTACCTAATTAATGTAACATGCCAATCTTAGCTTATGCTAACAAGAGAGTCTTACATATAATTAGTTCCTAAGTATGCAATTGTAATATATCCACGATACCGCTGATTGTAAGAAAGAGTCAACTTACTGGTAAGAAAGTTCGGGTATTACAATTGCATACTTATTTAGAGGTCAACTTATTTAGAGGTCAATACTACGTTAAAAGGAAATTAAATAATATGGTGTCGTATTACCATAGCTACTTCACTTGTAGTAAATGTTATTGTCTTAGTAATAGGAACAGAACAGAACATTTAATTGTATGCTAGTGCCTGTACACACTATATTGAACCTCTAATGTATTTACTGCTCAATGTGTATCATAGAGCAAAACCATTCAGGATAATACATAAACTGAATGTAAGGTTAACGAAGTCCTTTAAATTATAAATAATTAACTTTTAATAACGTCTAATAGGCGGAGAATATTAATTAATAAATCAGAAAGTAATTAATTCTAATTGAATATTTACAATTCATAAAATACTATCAGTAATGGTAGATGTGTTGTTCCCTTGAGAAAGAAAACTATTCCATGAAATATAGATACGAACAATGTATGTCTATACAACACAAACGAGTTCTCAGCAAGTAGTTAATTAACACTAAAATTGAAGGTGAAGCCTCTTAATTAAAGCCCATCAGTGAAAATAAATTAATTACGTGACCCTACTCTTATTTAATCAACCTAACTTAAATGTATACGGCAGGAAGGTTTATATAAAACAAGAGGGTGCTAATTTTCAAATAAATGGTATAGTCCGAGAATAAAAACTATGTAGGTGAAATGCCCACACTTGAAGAGATGGCGGAATTGGTATACGCAGTGGTATGTTAAATGTGGGAATAGACATAATCCCTAACCTAATTAATTAATCTAACTTAAATGTAAAGCTAAGACAGAAAGATTATTTAGGCTGACTGCTTGTCTCTAGTATAGATTCGAGTCCTATTCTCTCCACTAACAATTAATTAAAAACAAAATGAGTAAATTTACCAAATGGCTTGTTGATAATGAATATACAACAAGTGAAAACAAAACAGACATTGAAGAACAATTATCTGGTCCAGAAGCTGATATTTTATATCAAAAATTTTTAGATGAGGAGGGAGAAGATGAGTAAACCAATACCAACAGCAGAAGAATTAGGAAATAAGTTATATCAACCAATTGGTATGAGTTGCAATGAATTTGCTATTAAATTAGCGATTGAATTTGCTAAACTTCATGTTGAAGCTGCTATACAAACTTGTATAGAAGAAGCTCCATCAGGTTCATCAACTGATACAGTATCTTATGAAGATGTTATACATGCTTTAAAAGATTGTTATCCACTTATTAATATAAAATAACAAACAATGAAAAGATTTATTTTAGCATTTTTTATACTTAGTTTATTAACAGGTATAACATGTATTGTTGGTACAATGCTGCTTATTAAAGCTCCATTATCAACAAATACATTTATTGTAATAGGATTATGTTCTATTGCAAATGGAATATTAAGTGTAGCATCTTATCATGCTGCTATGATTGAAGTAGACAAATTTCAAAAAATTAAACAACAACAGAACTCTTAAATAATATGACACTTTTAGAAAGACAAGAAAAAAACAAAATCATTAATTCAAGTAATGAATTAAAAAACACTTTTTCAGCTAAAAAACTTAGAAATGAATTTATGGCTGTAATTTTATCGTATTCAAAAAATTTACCTAATTGGGGAGGATTAAAAGTAAATGTATCATGAAAATAACAGATGCTTCTTTCTTAACTGCTTCATTTAAAACAAATAAAAAAAAAATTAGACAGTATTTATATGATGAAAACATTGTTTATATTCGTATTAACAATAATTTAAAAGTAAATACTGCTAATTTTTTAGCTAATTTTTCAACTTACATAATTTTAACTCATGAATAAACCATTAAGATATTTACGTAATATTGACGGTTCTCCAATGTTAGATGACAATGGAAATAAACAATATAATCATAGTGATACTACTTCAGTTTCACCAAACAGGTCACAAAGAAGAAGTTATATGCAAAAAAATGTACGTAATCCTTTTTACGGTATTAGTATTATTAGCAAATACATTCAAATTGTACCTGAAGTTGTTAAAAATGAAGAAGGTATTGTTATGAAATTAGGTAGAATTTTAACCAAAGGAAAAAGAGGACATAGTTTTACTGGTAAAGTAAAATGTATTGACCATTATCCTTATAAAACAAGATAATTATGAGCACAAAAACTCGTATAAAGACAGTTAGTGAGCTAAGAGCCGTTTGGAATAATGAGAGAAAGACTTCTCCACAAATGGTAAGTTCGCAAACAACTGTTGCTAAGCCAGCACTTAGTGACAAAATCGTTTCCCAATTTACCCGTATCATTCTATCGAAAAAAGTTAAACATAAACTTTTAACGCTTAGAAAATACAATTAACAAAAAATCATTTAAAAATGACTTATTTACAAAGATTACAACAGTCTAAGGACTCAAAAGATGCATCTAAAAGTGCAATGAATGCTCGTGAATCAGCAATCCAATTAGCTAAAGATACTTTAGATGCTGAAAAGCGTAAAGTAGCTGCTGAAGGTAAAGTAGATACATTAAAAGGACAATTTCCTATTAATACTGCTGCTATCTTAGAAGCTCAATACGAAGCTGAAGCAGCAGAACAAAACTTCTTTGATTTGTTAACTTTAGGAAACGAATTGTTTCCTGATAATATTTCAGTTAGAGAAGATGAAATTTCTGCACCTAAAACTGTTGCTAAAAAAATTATAGCTAAAACAGCTGTAAAAAGAAAATAAAATGTAAATCCTATACTATATCTAATTAGAAGAAATGTAGATTCAAGATATAGTATAGGTTTTTTAAAAATGGTCTAATGTTAACCACAATTAGAAATAACATTAATTAAAAACAAATAAATAACAAATTAAAATCAAAATTATGAACTTAATTCAAGTAGTAGCAGTTTCTGAAATGAAAACTGCAAAAAACAGTCGCCAGTATCAAGTTGTTCAATTCAAAGAATTGGATAAGCAAACTGTAATTAATGGAAGAACAGTAAATGTTAAATCAAACAGTTCTATTAGAACTAGAAACATTTGGGGAACAGGTGTAACAACTGATGGTGTTGAAATTAAAGCTGATGTTCTTTTCAATGATTTAAAAGCTGGTGATGTAGTAGAAGGAAGTTTCCATACATTATCAACAACTGATTATACTATTGGAGAAGGTGAATCTGCTAGAACAGTAAATACTTACTCATGTGTAGTATTTTCTAACGAAAATGCAATTACCTATGCTAATCGTCAATTGAAACAAAATAATGCTACAGTTATTAATGCTGAAGCAGTTACTTTTGCTCCTCAAGAATTAGAAAAAGCATTCTAAATATAAACAATAAAAAAGAGGATGTAATGTCCTCTTTTTTTATTTTTTTAAACCCTTAAAACAAAATTATAATGCAAGCAGTAGAAATTCAAGCTAAAGACAATGAAGATGAACGTCTTTGGAAAAAGAAAAACGGTAGTTTAGTAGCCATAAATACTTTAAATGATGCTGAATTAATTGAAGCAAGAAAAATATCAAGTTCTTTGATTAATAAATATTTTAGTCTTAAGGAAAAAGCAATGTATCAAGTTAAAAAATGTTTAGACATTAGTGATTTGCATACAGACCTTTTAGAACAATTAGATGTTGAGTTAAATGCTCGCAAAAAATTATATGCTGCTAAAGCAGAAATGTTGATTAAAGCAGAACAAGAAGTTTAGTTGTTTTTTATATACATTCAATAAACTAAAAAAATAAAATTAAAACAGTATTTTTTTCTATTTATTTATTTACCAAACTTTAACTGAATGTAAAAGTTATAACAATAAACAACTATGATTAACGAAAACCATATAAAAAGTTGTCGTGACAGTTCGGAGAGACGAACATTTATGGGGGTAACAGGTATTGATTGGCAACAGAACGATTAGTAATTATGCAGTCTATGATAGTGCTGACTTAAATAGTCTATCAAGCTTTAACAGGCAAAAACAACACAATGTCAACTGAAAGCAAGGCTTTTGGTGAGACCACTTTAGCAAAAATCATCTTTCTTGCAAAGATTGAAGAAGCTATCGCAGCGTAGTTTAAAGTTTGTCCAAACTTAAAATGGATTGGTGGAGCTAACTTCGGTTAGCCTATTTGAAGTATTACAAATTAAAAGAAATACAAACCTAAGCATATATTAAAGTTATTAATAAGTTATTGAGCAAGACGGGGCTTCGATGCCCCTACCTCCACCAAAGTTCTTTTGGATGGTGTGCAAAGAGATATTGCAACGATAGGAGACTACCTATTCATGAAACAAAAAAAGAACACTTCTCATTAGTGACACGAACACCTAAATCAAAGATATATTTTATATATATTAATGACAAAGCCCAGTAGTAAGGACTGTTGAGAAGTCACATTGCCTTCATAACAAAGGTATTTAAGGGAAAAATGTGTGAACTCCGAGTGTTATGGCTCGGAGTTTTTATTTAAAATAAAATAATATATTTGCACTTTGCTTTTGCTTATGTGCTGTTATAGGTAGGGCTTCTCATAAATTCAAATAAAATGACAAACGAACAAATCAGAGAACATTTATTAAAAGCTGGTGTAAAGAACTTGAAAGAGTTTGGTTATCCCGAAGTAACAACTGAAACAATATTGACTGATATTATTTATAAAGAGTTCTTCAAGTCTATGTTGGAAGATAATAAAGGGAATGGTAAACAAATTGATGAAGTTATTGACCAGCTTCTATCGGAGTTCGCATAGCATTGCCCCTAACGTTTTGCGTGTATAAGAAGTGGCGGAATTAAAGCACAAAATTAACTTCAAAGCAATACAGTTCATATCAGCACAAATGGTATTAAATGGTACGAAACCCGCCATTTTTTATACACGCTGTTATATGCTGTTTTTCTTTCGTAAATTTAAAGAATATGATACCAGCAAATAAGATAAAAGAAATATCAAGTAAAATACACGATACAAGCATAAGTGATTGGGCAAGCAAATTGCCACCTTTAAAAAGGAAAAATAATTTTCCGAATAAAACACATTGGTGGATTTTATTATCCGCTTTTATTGTCATTTTAGGATTGGGTATGCTTGTATTGTTGTCTTAAAATAGCATATAACGTTTTGCGGTTTGGCGAAGGCTGCCTAACGGATGCTCAATTTTCGCACAAATTTTAATGGCAGCTTTTGCCAAACCGCTGTTACAGGCATCGGTGTGGGTTAATTAGAACGAATTTTAAACAATTAAATAAATAAAAAATGGTACATCAAACAACAATTAAGAAACTATGTAAAATGAATTTACCTGACCCACAATTTGGGGATTTAAAACTTTCTGTAATGCCTTTTGAAAATAACGGTAAACGAATAAAATTACCTGTCGGATTTGAACTTTGGGAAGATATTTTAAACGAAGTAGTAAAGCAAATACCACAATGCGAAGGTGTAAATACACACTATGTAACTATTGATAGTCGGTTCTTTTCAAAGTCCGATTTTCTGCGTAGAGAAGGTATCCACGCAGACGGGAATTTTTGCGTTGACCCTAATTTTAAAATGGCAACTTGGGGCGGAACTACGACTACTTGGGGTGGTGCAAAATTCCATCCTGTATTAAAAGTTGTAAAGGACTGGGAATTGCCTTACGACATTGAAATTCCTATTGGTGATTACATTACCGAAAAGAAAGGTGGAATATTTGCAGTATCTACTGAAATTGGTTGTCAAGGTTGGCAAGGGGAATTTTATGGTGAAGTTGGTGCAGAAGGCGATTTTACAAGTATGCAAGACCAATTAACTGATGATAGAAAAGTGGTATTTGAAAAAGACACTCTTTATTTTATGACAAGTAATACACCACACGAAACACTATTGATTGAAAAAGGTAAAAGAAGAACGTTTATGAGAATTACCTTAAACCACGAATATCCGAATAATTTGTTGCCTTGTATGTTAGAAAGTTTTGAATGTGCAGGGTGCTAACACTTGCCTGTAACGGTTTGCGGCTTTGCGCTGCCGCTTTAGATAAACTTTAAACAGCGCACCAACTGTCCAGCGGTGGCGCAAAACCGCTGTTAGTGGCTGGTGCGGCAATTGAAACGAAAATGATATTAGGAGTAGTAATTATTTGTTTTTACTTATGTAGTGTATGGGTAACAAGGTGCTACATGGTTTGGAGCATGAACACAAGAAAATGGTGGTACGCACCTGAAACATGGTGGCTTCCATTAATCAATCTTATTTTAGTAACAATTATGATTGCAAGATTTACAGACCTAAGTAAAAACAAAATATACAGATGGTGGACAGGCGGTCATTAGCACTTGCCACTAACAAATCGCTTCCCGAAACTTTACTTAAAAAAGTTTCGCATATCCACAAATACAAGTAACACCCGAAATAAAAAATAAAAAAAATGAAAAACAAACATCAACAAGTAGTGGACTTATCAAATCCAAATGAAGGGCAAGGAACTTCAGCTTCAACAAGTGCAATAAAAATTAGGCACAATATGAAAGACGAATACTTTATTAAAGTTTATTGCAGCCAAGAGTTGCCAAAAGAAGAAGGAATATATTTCACTAATACATGGTGGCTAAAACCAATCGACCTAGAGCAAGTAAAAGCCGATGCTTGGGAGGAAGCTTGCAATAAACTTAGAGAATCATTAAAAAGCAATGTGTTAATTCAAAATGATTTCTTTGTAACTGAAATAAACCCAACTAACCCTTATAAGAACGAGGAACAATAATCATGGAACATAACAAGACACCAATAGAACAATGGATTGAGGAAAGCAACCCATACGATTCGCAAGTACCACTAAAAGCATTTAATTATGGATGCAATAAACTACTTACCTATCTAGGACTAGATATACCTGACCCTAAGAAGTGGGTGGAGGAAATGAAAAACCATGATATGCAACTAGCAGAAGCATGGGAACAAGGCAGTATTGATGCTAGAAATAAGCAAATGTTTCAATATTCTAATGGCTTAGATAAGGATAACCCATATAGAGATAAAATGAATTGGGAACATCACGAAAATGTAAAGTTTAGGCAAAAGTTCCAAATTGACCAACTACAAGCCGAAAACGAAAGGTTGAAAGAGGGATTAATGAAGATATATGCCTTAGATATAAACTATGTTAATGATATGCAAGCGATATTCCAATTTAGAGAAATAGCAGACAATGCGCTAAAAGGAGGTAAAAATGAATTATAAAGAAAAATTAAACGCATTTAGAGTAAAAGATGCAGATGGAGATTTAAGCTACACAGTACACATAGATAATGCTATTGAAGTATGTTCTGAATTAGAAAATAAGTATTTAAATTTAGAGAATGTGTACTTAAAATCAATGCTTGTTTTTGCTGAAAAAAATAAAAAAGAAATAGAAAGTTTAAAAGAGATAATTCGTTCTGCTCACGAAATAGCAAAAAGAGAAAATAACCAAGAAAAAACAAATTGGGAGGCATTTGCCAAACAATGTGAAAATGTCTTAAATCAAAAGGAGGAACAATGCCAAGCATAAACGATTTATACTTAGATGATGATGGTTTTATAGCCTGCAAAGAAAATCAAACTTCAAAAGAGTGGGATTGCTTATTACTCCAACACCAATCTTCTCTGTAATTTATCAGAGGGAGGTGAAGAAGTAGGTCATAATGATTCTACTAAAAATAAAATTAAAAATGCTTTAACTGGTAGAAAAAGAAGTGATGAAGAAAAACAAGCAATATCTAAATCAATGACAGGTGTAAAAAGAGGTAAATATACTAATACAGAAGGTCATAAAAAAAGATATGAAAATTTAGAGGAAAGAAAAAAATGTGCTACAAAACTTAGAAAAAAAGTAGGACAATATGACTTAGAGAACAATTTAATACAAGAGTTTGAGTCTGCAAGAGAAGCATCAAGACAACTGAATATAGATTGTGGTTCTATTTCTAAATGTTGTAGAAACAAACAAAAACAATGTGGTGGATTCACTTTTAAATACATAACAAATGAAAATATTTAAAGAATTAAAAAAACTTGGTTATATACATTATTCTGCTACTACAATAGAAGAGTTAGATGATTTACCATTAAATAGTGCTGAAAGAGTTTCAGAACAAGCTTTGGTTTTAAAATGGTTTAGAGAGAAGTATAATTTGGCTTCACATATTGCTACTTATTGGCAACACGATTGGAATAATTATTCTTATCAATACTATTTTGTTGAAGATAAAATAGAATGGAACGGTATAGAACATTATAAAACCTACGAAGAAGCAGAACTTGAATGTCTTAAAAAATTAATAAAAATTGTAAAATTTAAATGATATTGCAACTTAATCCAATGATACCTATTTGTAGAATATCAGATAATATGGAAGGTTATGCATTCTTAGTTATAGATTATAGTCAAGAACATAATCTTCTGTTTACTTGTGCTATGGATGATGGTCAGATTTGGACTCTTAGCAATCATGAAATTAGATTTTGTAAAAATATATCATTAGATAGAACTAAAATTAAATAATTATGAAAAAAATATGGATATATGATTTAGAAGTTTTTCCTAAAATATTTACTGCAACATTTATCCATAAAGATACAGATGAAAAAAGAGTTTTTGTTATCAATAAAGATATTGATGATAGAAATTCTTTTTTTAATTTTTTATTAAATGAAATTTCAGGATTAGTTGGTTATAATAATTTACATTATGATAGTCAAATAATAGAATATTTTATTAAAAATCCTAACTCAACAACTGAACAGTTAAGAGCTTATTCAGATTTAATAATTTATGGAGAAGATAAAAGACCTGATTATCCTGAATGGAAATTAACTATTCCACAATTGGATTTATTTAAAACATTAAGTTTAAGTGTAAAAGCAAAAAGAACTGGGTTGAAATGGTGTGAATTTGGTATGGATGCTGTTAATATAGAAGACATGCCTAAAGAGTTAACATTAGAAAACGTTCTTTATTATAATGAAAATGATGTTCTTGCAACTAAAAAACTATATCATGATTATTATCATGAAATAGAATTACGTAAATCATTAACAGACAGTGAAGGAGTTAATTTAATGAATTCTACTGAACCTGACATGGCTAAAAAATTATTTTTACATTATTTATCTGAAGCTACTGGTATTCCTAAAAAAGAATTACAAGAATATAGAACTGAAAGAAGTCTTATTAATGTAAAAGATATAATTTTTCCTTATATAAAGTTTAATACTGAACGTTTTAATCTTGTATTAAATGCGTTTAATGGTTTACAATTAACACCAGGACAAGACTTTGAATTTTCTATTCCTTATCAAGGTATTAATATTGATTATGGTTTAGGAGGATTACATGCTGCACCTAAAAATGTTATTGTTAAAACAACTGATACACATACACTTAAAACTGTAGATGCAACAAGTTATTATCCTCATTTAGCTTTTCAAAATGGATTGTGTCCTGCACATTTACCTAAAGATATATTTTTAGATTTATATAAAGGATTTTATCTTAAAAGAAAAGTAATACCTAAAACTAACCCTAAAAATTATATATTAAAAATTCTATTAAACGCTAGTTATGGTTTAATGAATGATAAATTTAGTTTTCTTAAAGACCCTTTAGTAGGGTTAACTATATGTGTTAATGGTCAATTATTATTATCTATGTTAGTTGAAGAAGTAACTACTCAAATACCTAATAGTAAAGTAATTATGATTAATACTGATGGTTGTGAATTCTTAATACCTAATGAAGATATAGACAAATATATGGCTATATGTGAATGGTGGGAAAAGTTAACAACTATACCTTTAGAGCATGATACTTATAGTAAAATGGTCATAAGCGATGTTAATAACTATATAGGTGTATTTACTAATGGTAAAGATAAACGTAAAGGAAAATTTGAATTTGAAAACATTCCATTACATAAAAACAAATCTCATAGTATTATACCGTTAGCTGTATTTAATCATTTTGTTAATGATATTCCAATTGAAAAAACAATTAAAGAACATACTAACATATTTGATTTTTGTGCTGGAGTTAAAGCTGGAAGTTCACCTGAAAAAGGTAAATCTAAATTTGTATTATATCAAGTAACTGATAATGTTCTTACTAGACAATCTTTATCTAAAATTGTTAGATATTTTGTATCTAAAAAAGGAGGATATTTGATTAAAGAATATAGTGATGGAAGTACTGCACAAGTTGAAGCTCCTTTAATGAATGGTAAAAAATTAATTAAAGAATGGAAAGTAACTTACTTTAATAAATCATATCAAATTCCAATTAAAGAATATAATATTGATTATTCTTATTATATTTATAAAGCTAGAGAAATTATTGAAGCTATTGAACAAAAAAATCAATTAAAATTATTATGAAAATTTTAAATCTTACAGACCTTGATAAGTCTGATATAAAATATCAAATGGGTACGAAAGAAAGTGAAATAGCAACCTTTAAACGTTTGTTAGATTTGTATCCAACTGGTATATTATCTGTTGTATCTGATACTTGGGATTTATGGAAAGTATTAACTGAATATCTACCAGCTATTAAAGAAGAAGTACTAGCTAGAGATGGTAAGTTAGTTATTAGACCTGATAGTGGTGATCCTGTAGATATTATTTGTGGTTATGTAAAAGGAATAGATAGCAAAGGTTATCCACATCTTAATAAAGGACCAGAATTTAAAGGAGTAATAGAACTACTTTGGGATGTATTTGGTGGTACTGTAAATGCACAAGGTTATAAAGTATTAGACCCACATATTGGAGCTATTTATGGTGATAGTATTACTTTAAATAGAGCTAAAGAGATTTGTGAAAGACTTAAAGCTAAAGGTTTTGCATCAACAAATATTGTTTTGGGCATTGGTAGCTATACTTATCAGTACAACACTCGTGATACTTTCGGATTTGCAATGAAAGCTACTTATGGTGAGATTACTACTCAAGAAGTCGTTGATACAGCTATGGGAATGAAACCAGAATTATTTGATGTAATAGAACCAAGAGAAATCTTTAAAGACCCTATTACCGATGATGGTACTAAGAAATCTAAAAAAGGTTTATTGAAAGTGTGTTATGATGGTAGTATGGAAACATATAAATCTTTAGGAAAACCTGCTGACGGTACTATTAAACCTATTATTTGTAAAGACCAACAAACTTGGCAACAAGAATCTGAAGGTTTACTTACAACAATATTTAAAGATGGTCAATTAGTTAAACAAACAACTTTAACTGAAATTCGTAATCGCTTATGTCAGTAATTCGTTATATTTCTGACCTTCATCTTTCGCACCTAAACATGGCTAAACGTAGAGGGTTTGAGACAGCAGAAGAACATGACAAACATATTATTTATAATTGGAACAAAGTTGTGGGGAAACGTGATGTTACTTGGATACTTGGAGACATAACAATGGAAAAAATTGGTCCATATCCATTGTTAGATAAACTTAACGGTATTAAAAAAGTAATACTAGGTAATCACGATGAACCACAACATGTTCCAGAATTATTAAAATATGTTAACAATGTATGTGCAGTACAATATAAAACATTTAAAGGTCAAAATATTATATTTAGTCATATTCCTATTCATCCAAAAGAATTAGAATATAGATTTAATATTAATATTCATGGGCATACTCATAGTAACTTTATTTCTTTACAAAATGAAGAATTAGAATATTATAGAGATGCACGATATATAAATGTATGTGCTGAAGTCATTGATTATCAACCTAAATTATTAGAGGAATTATTAAATGACAAGAGATAAAAGACAAGAAGGAATTATTGATGAATGGATAAAATTAAATGCTCGTGCATATTGTACTGCTGCAACTGGATAAAAGAAAAAAATGCTTATATTTGTAACATAAAACAAAAATTATGTTATGTAAAAACAAATGTGAATTTAAAGCAGGAGTATATGCAATTACAAATATTATCAACAAAAAACAATATGTTGGTAGTTCTGTAAATGTATATAACAGGTATCATACTCACAAAAATAAACTTTTAAATAAAACGCATTCATCGTCTTATTTAAAAAATGCTTATCATAAATATGGTGAAGAAAATTTTATTTTTGAAGTTTTAGAATATTGTGAAAATATTACAGAAAGAGAGCAGTATTATATAAATAAATTAAAACCAAAATATAATATTAGACAAATTGCTCAAAACAATAAAGGATTAATTGTTTCACAAAACACTAAAAATAAAATATCTGCAACTTTAAAATTAAAAAATCAAAAATTAAAAGAACAAAACTTACCTACATTAAATCCTAAAAATAAAGATAAAGAAATATCAGTAGATATTTTTGATTTAAATGGAAATTATTTAACTACTTGTATTTCTATAAAAGAAGCAACTAGATATTTAAATTCTCCTTCTTCAGATAAACATATTAGTAGAATATGTAAATTAAAAAAAGGAACCCATCATAATTATCAATTTAGATATAGTAAAGAAAAATATACTAAATTAGAATCTACTAAAAAAAGTCAAATAATGAAACATTTCTTCAAAAAAGAAAATATATTATTAGAATTTTCATCTTTAGTTGAGGCAGGATTATATTTTGGATTAAAAGGCAATTGTTTTAGAAATTTAAAAAGAGGATTTTACAAAGAATATAAGTATTACCGAAGTCCAGTATAAATCGGTTTAAAATTGGAAAGCCTAGAAGTAGGTAATCAATTACGAACTATGTGAATACAATTAAAGTAACATAGACGTTTAACGACTAGTAGATATGAATGTAACAAAATCTACCACGAAATACCGACTGATGGGCTGTCGCTCACAGATGATATAGTCTGAACATTAGCATAACAAAAGAAACTAATGAAATATAAGATAAAGAACTTATATGTTAACAAAATGTCGGAAAAGGAAGATTGGCTATATTAGCCATTCAAAAATGCAATCTTAGAGATGCAAACAGAGTTATACATATCGTTGTTCCTACAACTACATTAAAAAATGCTTGGGTTAAACCTAAAACAGGATTAATTGCCAAGTTTAAATTAAAAAACGTTCAAGTATTTGTAGTGAACACATATGTAAAATTACCTAGAGTGTGTGATTTATTAATTGCAGATGAACTACATAGATATAGTAATAAAGATGCTTATCTATTCAGTAAAGTAATAGGTGATACAAAATATACTTGGTTTTTAGGATTATCAGCAACTCTTGAACAACACCATATTGCATTTTTAAATAGTAGACACATTAAATCATGTGGTCATGTATCCATGCAAGAATGTAAAGAAAATGGTTGGGTAAGTGATTACCAAGTAGTTAACTTTGGAATAGACTTAGATGAAGTTGATAGAGAGCGATATGATAAATTACATAAAGCTTTCAATCAACATTTTGCAATGTTTAATCATGATTTTGATATAGCTATGCAATGTTTATTAAGTAGAGATGCTAGACACCAAAGAGCTGAAGATTTAAATATATCTGAACAAAGATTAATGATTAGTGCTATTCAATGGAATAAGAATATGAGAGAACGTAAAGCTTTTCTTTATAATACTCATTCTAAATTGACTACTGCTAAAGAATTAGCTAAATTAGATAAACATATTATTTGTTTTAGTGAATCAGTAGATTTTGCTGAAGAGTTAGCTGCTCAAATAGGAGACAAGGCGGTTAGTTTTCATTCAAAAAATGGAGTTAAAACTAATCGTTTAAACTTAGCTAAATTTACTGATAAAAGAACTAGAGTAAATTGTATGTGTACTGCTAAATCTATGGATGAAGGATTTGATGCACCTGATGCTGATATGGGAATCATTTGTAGTAGAACAAGTAAGCAATTACAATCCACACAACGTGTAGGAAGGTTAATTCGAGCACAAGAAGGTAAAAAAGCATTCATTGTTAATCTATACATTAAAAATTCACAAGACGAAGTTTGGCTAAAGAAAGCTAGTAAAGGAACTTTATGTTTATGGATGGATGATTTAGACCAATTAAAACAATTAATAAATGACAGTAGATGAAGAATTATTAGAATTAAGTAAGTTATCTAATTTAGTTAATTTACGCATAGACGCTTTATTGAAAAATAATAAATCATTTGATGATAAGATTATTGATTTTATTATAGATATAATAAGTCAAGGAGAAAATGTCCATAAAGCATTGATGATTAGTCCTGTTAGAAAAAGAGAAATAGTTATAGCCAGAATGTTAAGTCAATATTTTATTAAAAAATATACAAGCTTATCATTAAAAAATATAGGTTTGATTTTTGGTGGTAGAGACCACGCAACTATTATACATGCTATTTCAACTATAAACAATGGCTTAGATGTTAAACAAAAAGAATTAATTAATTTTGAATCATATGACACAAGAATCAGAAATTACAGAGATACTATCGTTAATACATCAGAATTTGTCAATAAAGGAACTTATGGAGAAATATTCAGTGAAGAGTATATCAACAGCTTACTGGATAGCGGAACAGGAACAAATAGTTGAAATTGAAGAAGATTTTGAAATTGAAAAAAATAAATAATTAAAAAATTATGGCAAGAGTAAGTAAAGAAGCTATACAAATATTAGCTAAAAAAATATCTGACGCAGTAGATAAAAAGAAAGAAGTAGCTATTCCATCTAAAATAGCTAAATTAATAGAAAATTATACTACTATTAGTAACGAACAGAAAGAATTAAACGCTAAATTAAATGCTTTAAGTACACAACTTTCTAATTTGGGTTATTACAACTCATCATTTTATTCAAATGGTACATCTGTTTATACTTGGAAACCTAGACAGATTCCAGTTACTACATATAATCAAATATATGATGATATAGTTTTAGCATTAGAATTTGATAAAAAAGACTTAGCTAGTTTAGAAAAAGAATTGTTGTTGAAATATAGTAAATAAAAATTAGTCACTTGTTAAGGGGAATTAATCTCGGAATAGAGATTCAATTAAAAACAAATATGTTGTTAGATGACCCAGAAAATTACATAAACTTTTTATGTAAAAACAAGTTAAAAACCAACCAGTTTTTATTGTTATATCTTTTATATACTGAAAAAATGGTAAAACAAGGAGTGTCTCTAAAGTTTACCAAAGGAGGATTAATATATAAATGGAGTAATGAAGGAGCTGGTTGGACTAAAGACGAGATAAGAGATTTAGTGACAAAAGAATATGTCATTTCTTTATCGGATGATTGTGCTTTCGACCAATTGATATTAACAAGTAAGTTTGTTGATTTAATGTTTATAAATGGCGGTGAAGCTTTTGAAGAACTATTGCAATTGTATCCTGATACATTTACAATAAGTGGTAACAAAATCTTTACTAAAACAGTTGACTTAGACGAAATGGAAAAACTGTATATAAAAGCTATTAAAAATTCTCAAGTTAAGCATTCAGAAGTCAAAGAGATTATGACGTTTGCTATAGAAAAGAATTTATTAAACATGAAAATAGATAAATTTATTGCTGGTAAAGTTTGGGATAGCATAAAGAAAATTAGAGAATCAGAAGGAGGGAGTTATGGTAAAGCTCTCTATTAGTGGATTACAACATATATCAGATGTTGTAGACGAAACCAATGAAATAATACGTAAGTATAAGTCAGGAGAATTAAGACCATTTAAAACATTTAGCGAAAAACTGAATGATAAAATAACTGGTATTTATAAAGGAGACCAAATAGTTATACCTGCAAGAAGTGGTGTCGGTGGAAATTTACTTGCATAACTGAAAATTAAAGTTTATCTTTGAATATGGTAAATTTTAATTGGAATCATAAAACAGGAGTTTATATGATTTATAACATAAAAAATGATAAAAAATATATAGGAAGTTCTATAAATTTATATGAACGACTACATAAACATTTTTCATTATTAAGGCATAATCGCCACGAAAATCAATATTTGCAAAATGCATTTAATAAATATGGAAAAGAAAGTTTTAGAGTTGAAATTTTAAAATTTTGTAAAGAAGAATCGTTATTAGGAAATGAAGCATTGTTATGCGAAATTATAAATCCTGAATATAATCTTACAAAAGATATTATACGAAATAAACTTTCTCCAGAATCTATTGAAAAATTAAAATTTACTTTAAAAGAAGGATATAGAACAAAAAGAATTGTAAGCAAATCTACAAAACCTATAATGATATATGACTTAAAAGGAAATTTTATTACAGAAAAACCATCTATTAAAGAAACTGCAATTTTTGTAAAATGTAGCAATTCTACAGTAAATAGGACCGTTAGAAAAATATATAAACAAATAAACGGGTTTCAACTTTTTTACAAAGGAGAAGAAATTTCTAAAAATATTGAAAATGATAGAAGATTTTTTGGTATTGTAGAAATTAGTAAAGATGGTATTTTTGAAAAAAATTGTAATAATTATTGTGAAGCTGCACAATATATAAATGTAGCAAACTATAAAGTACAAAGAAAAATGCAAAAAAATATTGAATGTGTTATAAACGGTTATACATTAAAACGTGCCGACAATAAAAGGGAAGAATTGCTGGAAACTCCTATTCTTGAAAGACAGAAGGACAATCAGCAGCCGAGCTTATTCAGTAATGAATTTGAAGGTTCAACGACTAATAGCCAAATCCAAACAGATAATGCTGTGGACAGTAATGCTAACACGAGCATCCCTCAACTGTAAAGTTGAAGATATAGTCTGAACTATATAGTAATATATAGAAGTTAACATAAAGAGGTTAACGATAACACAATTGAAAAGTGCGTTTGTTACTATATTAGTTAAAGATTTAGCTATCACTTATAAAGACTTGGTATTTATATACTGGTCATTTGAGATGAAATCTTGGCAAAATATAGCTAGAATGTATTCTGCTGATGCAATGCTTCCTGTAAAAGAAATGTTATCTGCTAACGCACCTTTAGGAGAAGATACATATGCCTCACTTGTTAATGCTGGTAACGAGTTAAGAGATATACCTATGTATTTTCGAGACATTCCTGTTAATTACAAACAATGGGAATCTAAAGTTGAAGAAGTAGCATTATTGTTTCCAGGAAAAACTATTGTTAATATTGTAGACCATACAAGACTAATAACATCTGCTAGTGAACGAACTGAAGAAGAGAAAATTACTAATCTAATGCTTGCTGGAGTAAGATTAAAAAATAAATTAGAATGTATTAATATATTCTTATCTCAACTTAATCGTAAAATAGAAGATGGTGAACGTAGTGATGTTGGTACTACAGGTATTCTTCCTAGTTATATTTTTGGTGCTGATAGCGTAATGCAATGTGCGACTTATAAAATAAGTATTGCATCTACCAACTATTTATATTATATTTGTAGTATAAAAATACAAATATATGGCTACAACTAAAAAATTATTGGAAGATTTAAACATATCAGATTGGTCTCAATATACTATTCCTGATTTAGAAAAACTAATTGGACGAAGTAATGAATCTATTAGAAGAGTTTTAGTATCTCAAAATATTAAAACTAAAAATGTAATATTCCTTGAAAATAGAGATTTAGAATCGGTTTATGAAAGATTTTTAACTATAAACAATCCTGAAAAATATGTAGGGTATGAATTAGCAGATTTAATTCAATGTAGTACATCTCAATTATATAGAATGTTTAAACTAAAAAACATTAAATTAATTAAAACTATAAAACCTAAATATGCAAGTCATTCTAAACCAAGCATAAATCTTTCTCAAGAAGCTTTATGTTTTTTAACAGGCTCTCTTTTAGGAGACGGTTACCAAGCAAATAATTTTAGAGGAGAATTTTCAGGACAAAAGAATAAAAATTCATTACACGCTATTAAACATTCTTTACACCAAAAAGAATATAATTTGTGGAAAATGTCATTGTTACAATCATATAATATAAAATGTAAATATAGTGAAGGAGAAAGATTTCATAAAAAATTGAATAAAACTTTTTCATATTGTGCAGTAATTACTGAACAAAATTTAGCATTTAATACAATTAGACATATTTGGTATAAAGATAAAAAAATAGTTCCGATGGATTTTATTATAGAAAATTTTAATGATTTGTCTTTGGCTATATGGTATATGGATGATGGTTCTAATTTAACTAATGGATGTATATTGTTCACAAATGGTTTTTCTAAATCAGAAGTTGAAAATCTTTGTGGATTTTTAATGGGAAAATATGGAATATATTGTCGTTCTCAAGAACAATTAGAAAATCAATATGCAATTTTTATTCCTGAATACTATAAAGAAAAGTTTTTTGATATAATTCAAAAATATGTAATGCCTTCAATGAAGTACAAGGTCGCAATAAATTCTGTGAATTGTCTGGAAACTCCTGAAAATCAGGACAATCAGCAGCTAAGTCCATTAGAAATAGTGGAAAAGTTCAACGACTACGATATGGAATCTTAACAAGTGATGTTGAAGATAGTAAAATCGCACGAGCGCAGAAAATAATCTTATGTTTATCAAAACTTAAAGGGTTATTATGATATAGTCTGAACACTAAATATATATAAAATTAGTGATGTATAAGATAAAGAGCTTATACGATAACAAATGTTAGTACTTGCTTTACACAGACCAGAAATGTATGACTTAAGTAGATATAAACGTTTAGACACTAAAAACTTACTGATTACTCAAATTTTAAAACAAAGGGAAGGAGAACTATGTGAGATAGCTATGTATCATAACTTAGCTATTAATAGAATATATGATTCTCCACCTCAACAAGGACAAATACAATTTACAATATGATAGACGCAATCGTTGTTCAAGAAGAACAACAAATCACAAAGCATGTTCCTGCTAATGAAATGGAACAATTACAACTTTTGATAGATTCAAAAGTACTTCCTTCTAATATTAAAACTATTGAACAAGCATTTGCTATTGCTCAATACGGTAAAGACTTAGGGATGAAACCGATGCAAGCTTTTCATCAAATTTATTCAATTCAAGGTAGACTAGCTTTATCTGCAAAAGCATTAGGTGCTTTAATGTGGAAGAATGGAATATCTATGAAAACTACTCAAGATTGTGAAGTTATAGTTAAAGGTAACAATCCTGATGGAACTGAAATTAAAGATAGAGTTACAACTATAGAATTCTATAGAGGAAATATTGTTGAAACTGCAAGTTTTTATTGGAGTGATGCAGTTCGAGCAGGGTTAAGAGTTTAGCTCTGGGTAAATTGGGTTAATTCGGTGAAAGTCCATCAATAATTATAGACATTTTGTAAAAAATGTATTATATTTGTAAGGATAATACCGAGCCAAGTTATAATTTAAATAATTATAAAAGGTGTAGAGACTAGGTATTGAAACTATTTAAAAATAGAATATAATATACCCACGAAATCCCAATATTAAAATGTATAAAAAAGAAGAATGGAAACCTATTTTAGGTTTTAACAATTATTTAGCTAGTAATTTAGGAAGAATTAAAACAAAAACTGGAAAAATTTTAAAAGGATATGACCAAAATGGTTATAAAATTGTTAAAATAACAAACAACTTAAATAAAAGAAAAACAATAGGTGTACATAGACTTATTGCTTTAGCTTTTTTACCAAATCCTAATAATTTACCAAGTGTTAATCATATTAATAAAGTAAGAAATGATAACACTCTTGAAAATTTAGAATGGATGTCTGTAAAAGACAATAATATTCATTCTAAAAAAAGAAAAAAAACTTCTTTTCAAGCAAATTCAGTATTTTATGAACGAGATTTAAAACTTATTCATTTAATGCTTGAATATAATATTCCAAGAGAGCTTATAGAAAAAATATATCAAATTGAACGTAACACACTTACTAATTTATTTAATGATAAAACATATAAAGAAGATTGTGTCAAACTTGATTTAAATTTTAATAAATTTTCTAAAAAAAGAACAGCTAAAACAATTGAAGAACATAAACAAGAAATTAAACAATTATTGCAACAAAATTATAGTTGTCGTAGTATTGCTAAAAAATTTAATGTTTCTCATTCGTCAATAATAAATTTTAATAAAGATATAGTCCGAACTACAGTAAATGATAAATCTGTAGAGCTAAAAGATAAAGAGCTTTTAGGTTAACAAATTGGGACTACTAAAGACAATTGGGTAAAAATGCCAAAACATATGTTGTACGCTAGGTGTTTAGCGTTAGGAGCAAATAGAATTGCCCCAGATATGATAATGGGTTTATATACAGTTGAAGAAATGATTGATGTAACAGATGCTAAGAATGTAACCGTTACAGAAGATGGAGATGTAAAAATAATAAGTTAAAAATGAAAGAGATAATTAAATCAGAATTCGTACACGCTGTCAACGAAACAAAAATGACACGTAAAGAGTTAGCTGCTAAATATGAGCTACCTGAAACAGAAATCAAAAAGATAATGAAAGCTTTTGGTTTAAAAATTAGTCGTAAACAACATGTAACATACGTTATTGTTGATGATACTGCAACTACAGAAACTTTAGCTTCAAATGAAGTTGCTGTAGATATAGCTCCTTCGACACCTTTTACTGAAGCTTTTGCAACTCCAGATTTTGTTGAATCACAAGTAAATTAATAAAGTATGTACGGAATATCAAAAGACCTAGCGGTTAACGAAAACAACTATTTTGATGGAGGAATCCACAATGGTGTAATTATTGAAAAAATTAATTACGAAAACGTAAAGAAAGACGGAACTGGTAAAATGGTTCTAGCTTTTCATTTTAAAGGCACTAAAGGTGAAACTTTTAGACACGTAGAATGGCCTGTAGATGAATCAGATGCAAATGCTGAAAGTAAAATTGTTAATATGGGTAAACGTATTAAACATATTCTTTCTAAGTTTGTTCCTGAAGCAGATATTGTTATCGGAAATGTATCTACATTTGAACAATATGCTAATGAAGTAATTCGTATTGCAGGTACTAATTATGAAGGAAAAACCTTTGAAATTAAATTGTTAGTAGACGATAAAAACAATATTGGTTTTCCTAAATATGTAGGGTTTATTGCTAAAGATGCAGGAACTCTAAAAGTTAGTAATACTGAAAAAATTACAAAAACTACTGCAACTGCAACTGCAAACAATGATGATTTTGCTCCTGTAGCAGAAGCATTTTAATTAGACACTTAAAATTATGTATAGTATAAATGATATGCCTGAATACCTAACTCCTAATTATTTAGTGAGTAGAATAAATCAGGAGGATATTTGGTTTTACTATACAGGTTTAAGTCCTGAACCTTTAGGACTATATAAAAATCCTGCAAGATATGACGTTAGTGCTGGATGCAAATTTTTTCAAAAATCTGGATACTGGTGGCTAACTGATTTTGCAAGAGGAAACAAAGTATATAATTGCTTTACTATACTTAAAGATATATATAATATACCTTACCCGAAGGTACTAGAAATGGTATATACGGATTTTTTAGGAAATCGTAAAGAACTTAATTATAAAACAGACTTTGTATATAGTCCAAAAACAGTCAAACTTGAAAGAAAAATAGAATGTAAACTTCAAAAATATACTAAACAAGATATTGAATATCTAAAATCATTTCACTTAACCGCAACAATTTGCAAAAGACATCATGTCTATAGTGTAAGTTTATATTGGATTGATGGTATTCAAAAATATAGTCACAAAGCTAGTGACCCTTGTTTAGGGTATTTTGAAGAAGGTAAATGGAAATTATACCATTATTTACGAGAAGATTATAGATTTATTAGTAATATAAACTCTTCTATGCTTCAAGGAATGGAGCAACTCTCATACAAAAGCAGCACATTAATTATAACAAAAAGTAAAAAAGATGTTATGGTCTATGACTTACTTGGTATGGAAGCAGTTGCTCCACATTCCGAAGCATTATCTAAATGGGAACAACATTTACCTAATTTAATAGATAAATATTCTACAATTTATTTAAATTTTGACAATGATAAAGCAGGATTAGAAGCTGCTAATACAGTGATTGATAAATATCCAACCTTGATTCCTTTATTTATTCCGATAGAATCAGGTGAAAAAGACATTAGTGACTACATAAAGTCATATGGAATAGAAAATACAAAATATAATTTAAAAAAATGGCTAGAAAAATAACCGTCTTTTCAACAAAGACAAACAAATCAAGTTCAGTTACTTCAAGTGCAACAACTTGGGGAGAATTAAGAAATGAAATTAGTTCATTATTGAACGAAGCAATGGTTGCTACCGTAGCTCAAACTAAAAATCAATTAGTTATTGCTGAAGCTATTCTTCCAGAAGGAGAATTTACTTTAGTACTTACTCCAGCACAATCAAAAGGTGCTGCTGAAACTATTGATATAGCTTCTGTAATTGCTGAATTGAAAGAAAAGTTTGATACAGCTTTTGAAGAAGTATTACAAAGTATTGAAGACGGAGACCATTCATCAGAAGATAGTTCTGATAGTAGTGTTCGTGAACAAGCTGAAGCAATTAGAAGAGCATTAGGTGTATAATTTTTTAACAACTTTCTCTCAACGTTTGTTGAGAGAAAGTTTAATTTATAAAAAACAATGAATTATTTTTTATTAAAATCTATAAGTGGTTGTGATAATAGTGTTGGAATAGATATAAACTCATTATATGAAATTTTTATTAAATCAAATAAATCTTGTACTATAAACCAATTAAATAAAGAAAGTACACAAAATATTGTTTGGTCTTGTGATGATTCAGATTTATTACCTTTAGATAGTGATAGATATAATGACCCTGAATATATTGCAGAAATTATAAAATCATTACCTCAACCTACAATTGATATATTTAATTCTTGTGAACAAATAAGAGAACATAGTCAAGATATTTGGGATGATATTCTTTTATTATATGCTCAAACTAAATATGAAAAATTATCAAATACAATTATTGAAAATAAAGTTGTATTAGAAGAAAATAATCCTGTTACAATAGTAGATTATAAAAAAGTAATTACTGATTATTTTGGAGCAGAAAGAGTAAGTTTTTCACCTACAGAATTTATTGTTTATTTTCCAGAACAAACTGTAACTAATAGTAATGGAAAACAACATACTATGTATGATATTTATTTAAAAATAAAATTAAAACATAATAATAATATATATAGAGAAAGACTATACAAAGAACTTATAGATTCAAAATATACATTTCTAATAACTAAAAGTAATCCTTGTTTTTGTTTAGATGTTGGTACTAGAACTAGAGTTTCTCCTGAAGAACATAATATAGGATATATGTTTTCTCATTTGCAAGCAAAAAAACATGGTTGGTCAAGTAGTTGCTTAGGTCAAGATGTGTTAGCTACATATAGAAGTACTCCAATAATATCAGAAGAACATGTAATGGGATTTTGTATGGCATTAGAAGTATATCTTTCTTGGGAATCTTTAGAATTAGGGCCTTACGTTCACATATCATCTATTGTACCTGTTCGTAATAGACCTGTTATTCATTCAGCTAATTCTCAAAGAATGGCAATAGAAACTATTCATTCAGCTAATTCTCAAAGAATGGCAATAGAAACTATAAAACATTTAATGGTTTCTCAATTAGATAATAGTATAGAAAATATATCTAATGATTTTACAATTAAATTAAATAAATCAAAAATAGA